ACCAGAAATAACACCATCGGCTTGATATTCATCAGCTTGAGGTGTAAAAGCTCCAGCAATAGTTGGGACTGTAAGAACAACATCTTCAGCATGTGCCCATACAGTGATAGTCACATTAGTAGTCCCTTGTGAAGCATGACGCAAAATAGTAAAAGAATCAAAATCGAGAGTACCCATATCTGTAAAATCATTAATTACAGGCACTCGTAGAGCATTTTGATGACAAAAGAAAGGAAGTTTAAGTTCACCTCCTTCACTAGTACTAGGATCAACAGTTATATGTGGTCGTTGACTACGAGCACACAAAAATTGACCCACGTTACCAGCTGTTTTGTCTAAATTATCAGTAATAACTCCATTGACTTTGTAGTAAGGATTGTAACTAACCAAAAGTTTACCATAATGAAAGGGTGTTCCATTTATTTGCACCCTAACAACTAAAGAGCAACGTACAAGAAGAAAATTTTTAATCTTTTCCTGTACACGAGAGTCACTAAAAAAGGACTCCCATGGCGCAATAGCTTGGTTAAACTGACTACCTACTGTCCAATCAATATTGCCTATCTTAATTGGCCGACTAAGAAAATTCTTAAGATCAGAATCGGACTTATAAGCTTGATCGAAAGTAGGATCAGGATTTGAGGTAATTTCATTCCTATAATAATCTTGTCCATCTAAAAGAGAGACAGTTTGTTGAGTATCGTGACCAGCGGTCACTCTAAAAGATTCGTTAAGTTCAGTCACGCGGTAATCAGGCTGAGTTCTGCGCGAGTAATAACAGCCAGGTTCTCCGATTGGGGGCTCACCACACCCTGTACTAAATAATACTTTGAGGATCGCTCAGGTAGATTTCGACAACAGTCCTTCACTTGGGGTATACGGATATTCACCCCAGTGTGTAACTACTGTTGAAGGGAACATTTTGGTTTAAATAGACCATATTCCGTTGGCCTTAATTCAGCTCGCTCTAAAAGCAACCCTTTCTCTTCATCTGAATTATTTCCCATAACAATGATATTATAATAATATTCATAATCGGGTACACACCTAAATATCAGATAATTCGATAGTTCAAGTTCTTGAGCAAGCGTTAGAGCGAGTTTTCTGTA